TAGTGACACTCAAATTAGTAAACCTAAAAATAAATCAGTACCTTCGAAGCCTATTGAAACAATACTTAGCTCAAATCAACTAGTATTTAAGTCTAGTCTGACTGAGGATATTGATGACGAATGGGGAGATGTTGAGATGGGTGATTCAGATTTTGAAATGAATAAAGATTTAACAAACATGGATTCTGGACAACAGGAAAATCCATGTAAAAACAATTAAATAAATAAATATACATAATGGAAGTTTGCAACGTAATGAACGAGGTAGCTGGGGAAAAATCCGTACTACACGCTCAATTACTAGAAATTTTCAATGATCAGCACAAAGCGGACTTACTGTATAGTAAGGTTTTGGGTAATGATTTTGGAAAAGTTTTCGGTGATTGGAAAAAAAACTATAAAGGTATCAGAGATGCTAATGGTTTATTAGCAAAAATTGGAGAAGTCACTGATAAAGGTGAGCCAAAATTATACAACAAAAAAAACTCTAACAAGTGGTACTTTAAAGATGTTGATGGGACTAAGATTCCTGTCAACTCTTTAACGCCGCTTAGAGATGCTTTCTCGCCTCAAGAAATTAAAGATGTATCTAAACATTTCTTATACAGATTCGATAAAGAAGGAGGCCCTCAGGCATTCAATGATGGAGATGCTAAAGACAAATCAAAGAGAGCTTTATTATCTAGCATAGAAAGATCAATTGAAAGTTACAAGCAACAGTTATCAACCTTACCTAAAGAAAAAGCTAAAATTGGTACAAAAAGAATTGAACTTGTTGAGTTATACAAGCATGAGTTCAAAGATGAACTTGTTTTTAAGTTAGCTGCATTAGGCCAAAACTACCAAGAAAAAATTATTGATGCAGAGGGAAATGTTAAGGGAGAAGTAAAAGAAGAAGAGAAAGGTGGTGGATTAAACATGATTGAATCTATTACTGTGAATGCAAAAGAATCTGCCACAATAAACACTAAAATATTCTTATCTCAATTAGTTTCTAAGAGATTAGTAAAATCATCAGATCCAAACAGTTCAAATCAAGTATTAAAAATAAAAAGATCAGGTTTTTTAAAAACACCTGTATTTGAAGATTTCAATCAAGTTTGGCAAACACTACAACCTTTATTGTCAGATATAGTTACAACCGGCGGTACTGAAGGAGGAGTGGTTTCTACGTATAAGCAAATGAGGGAGGTTATTGAAAAATTAAAGACTGTTAAACCTTGGGCTTATGATCTTGCGGAGAAGTTAGATACAATGAACAATGACAATGGTGTTGGTAGATTTAAAGTATATGAATTTGTACAAGCATTTAATAAAACTAACGTAAATTTTTATGTTACTGAGTTCAATCAAGATTCTTCAGCATATACAGTTATAAATGCTACTGCAACAAATAGTAGAGAAAGTCAGATACTTGACAGATGGGGATACAGATTTAGAGGAAAATGGTTAGGAGGGGGACAAGCTAATCTTTCTATTGAAAATTTAAAAGAAATAAATTTCATAGGAACTGCAGTTTCAGTATTATACACAAAATTCAGAGAAGGTATTGGCCAAGCCAATGGAGATAGGAGCTTAGAGAATGAAGTTTATGAGGAGATTGTTCCTAAATTATTCCAGCAGTTAAGAAACTTAGGTGTATTTGGATTAATGGATTCTGATATCAATGCTCTTATAATGCTAGGTGGAGGTACTGAAAATGAATTTAACACAATTAAAGATTTATTTGTTGGTATCGGACACATGATCAATGGAGATATAACTGCAGTTGACAAAAAAGGTGCAGGTAAACCCTTCATTAAAGATGGTGCGTTTCTAAATCCTTTCAGAACTCAGTCTATGGTTAAAATGTTAGCTAAGGCATCTGCAATGAGGGAGTTAGATATTGCAGAATCTAGCATACTTGCGTCTGGAGGTAAGACTTACTTTGCGTATGCAAACCCTACATTCATATCGAATAAAATTTCTGAATGGAAAAAAGATTTAAGTGGGCTTGAGGCATTAGCTTCTGATCCAATAAATGGTAGTTCCAGGTGGATAAAGTATTTGCTTGGCTACAAAACTCGCGATGTATTTGGGCAAGAACAAAGTGAGCACAACAAAAAAGAGAGATTAAAAAGATCTCAAGAAAGACTAGATGCATTTGAGCATGGATTGGCCAGTTCATTTACTTCTAAAGGTAAAGATGATGGTGTTGATAATGTAAGTATTTCATTAGCTGATCAATTAAATGATAATATAACAAAATTACTAGGTAAAAAAATAGGTCAGACTTCGTACTTTCCTACAATTATTGCTGCAGATAAATCAAGAAGAGTAGAGTTCAAAGGATTTGAATTTGTAGATTCTTTAATATCTGGTGATAAAGATTCGAAAGGAAAATTATTAATACCGCAAAGAACTGTTGATATTTTTGTAAAGTATTTTGAATCTGAATACAACAGAATGAAAGATGTTGCCAATGATATAGAAACTCTTCCGGAACATAAAAAAGTTCAACACTATCATATTGGAGCAAAGAATGGATTAAAATCACAACTTTTTCCCGAATTTAGTTTTGATACAGCTTCAGATTCATTAAAAGCTATTCTATATGATCCTAAAACTAATATGCCATTGTCTTCCAATGGTGTGCACGGATTCAGTGATAGTCAAAGGAATGAAGTAAGATTAGCTGTTGAAGCATCATTAAAAGAAAGATTAAATGATACTTATAAAGAAGTTAAAGAGCTTTCTAAAACATCTCAAATGAATAGCAAATTAATTGCTCATTACAAAGATGAAGGTGGATTAGCAGCTATTGCGGGTGATTATTTAGTTAATGGACTTGTTTCTTCTATTGAATATACAAAGCTATTTTCTGGAGATCCAGCTTACTTTAAAAATAACGCGGATTTAATTAAAAGAATACCAGCAACATATACTGATGGATTACAATTAGCTTTAGATTCTGCTGATGACATGAAATTCAATGTTGCAGTTGTTGAGGGCGTTGAGGTTGCTTCTAAGTATCTTCAACAAATAAGAGACTCTTTGACTGATAAGTCTATTGCTGATGCTTACGGAGCTAGATACGATAAGAACGGCAAGAAAAAGAAAGGAACTAGTGACGTAAACACTACTGATGCTCAAGCATGGATTACTCCTCGTAGATGGAAATTCATTAAACAGAGATTAGGTCAATGGAGTGACGCTCATGCAGAGGTATTTAAGAAGATGCAAAATGGAAATCAGTTAAAAGATTCTGAAATGAAACTTGCAGCCCAACCACTTAAAGGTGTTTACTTTGAAATAAACAAAGGTATTCCAACATACTTAAAGTACTCTCAAGCTGTGCTTATTCCAAGCATGGTAAAAAATACTCCAATGGCAAAGTTGTTAAAAAGAATGACTCACGACAGAGATGGAAATTACATAAAAAAAGCTTCTGATGAAGTTCATGAGGTAATTACTATTGATGGAGTCAAAGTAGGAGCTATTGCACCAACTAGGATTAATAAAGAGGGTACAACTGATATGGATCCTAATTTTAAACTAAATACAAATACTTTGTCTAATAGGGGATGGAAGCTTCAACAAGATCTTCCTATCAAGACAATGCATGAAACTAATTTAGGATCTCAAATACAAAAAAATATTCTTGAAGATCTAAAACTAGATTTAAAGTACAAAGTATCGGGAGAAGTAGACAAGATAGATGGTTCAGAGTTACTACAACGAATCCATGATGCAATTTCTAAATTAATTGAGATAGGTGCTGATGAGGTTTCTGCTAAATTAGGAATTGTCGATAACAAGATTACTGACAAGGATCCAATTTATGATGTATTAATTGCAGAATTTAGATCAAGAGGTGCTAATGAGAATATTATTACAGCACTTGAAAAAGGAACTCCTATTGATGCAATACCACAGATTAAAGGTAGAATTGACAGCATCTTAATGTCTGTATTTAACAGAGCCATGACTAAAATTGCTACTGAAGGTGGCTCGTTTATTCAAGTATCACCATTTGGATTAGAGGAAGTTGGTGTCAGTGAATCTGACCTACTTGACGCTGAGTATGATTACTTAGTAGGTAAGTATGGTAAAGAAAAAGCAGAGCTATATACTCAAGGTGTAGATCCTTTAAGCAAGGAAGATAATGTTGCTATAAAGAAGCTTAAGGCTGATCTAGAAGATTCTAGTATTAAAATAATCTCAGACAACTATGATGGTAAAGGATTACAACCTCCAACGCAAGGGCCAGATGGTCAGACTCTTCCAGGTCAAGTAATGATACCTCATACTTTAGCTGTTAAATTACTTAGAGATGCAGGTAGAGATGCAGGTGTAGATGTAAATACTATGACTCCAGCAGATTGGAAGAAAGCATTCAAGGATCCTAAAGTAAGAGAGCTTGTTGGATACAGAATACCTAATCAAGGTATGTCATCAAATGATACACTTGAAATAGTTGCAGTATTACCTTCTACAATGGGTGATAGTATCATAGGATACGATGGTATTCCAGCTAAGACAGGATCAGATTTTGATATTGATAAGATGTACATAATGGCACCAAACCTTATGTATAATAAAAAGTCTAAGGAATTTGAAATGATTAGTGATGAGAATAAGAAGTTTCTTCCAAGTAAGCAAAAAGCTAAAGCGGATAAACTAATTGCTCAAAATAACGTATTAAAGCTTTATTCAGATGTACTTCAGAGTGATCATACTTATGATAACATGATGACTTCTATTGATGGATTATTTCTTAAAGAAGATATCGAAAACTTGCACCCTAAGCCAAAAGATAAGAATTTAGATTTATTCTCACCTATTACGCAGTTAAAAACTAAGATGAATTACATGTCTGGTAAAATGGGTGTTGCATTAACTGCTAATCAATTAGTTGATCACGTAGCTAATCAATCTTTAGAAATATCAGTTAATAGCGACTTAGGATTTGGAGAAGCAATAAAAGTAGGAAAGAATAAGAGCATTACAAAAATGGATGTGCCTAACGGCAACAAGCATAGTGTAGTATCAACATTGTCAGCATTTTTGAACGCGTATGTTGATATAGCAAAAGATCCATACATTACAAGAGGAAACCACAATGATGTTACAGCTAATGTTACATTCATGCTTATTAGAGCAGGTGGCTCTATGGAAGATATAAATAGATATATTGGTCAACCAATATTAAAAGAACTTGTTGCTTTAAAGAAAAGAGTAGACAGTATTACTGGAACTCCATTAACCATAGTTGTTGATGGTAAAGTTAAGTATGTAAATCCTTATGAATATCTTAGAAATAAATACGATATAAAAAATATTGAAGGATCTCAAAAAAAACTAAGAACAATTTCAAAAAGCGACATGGAACAAAGTGTAAAAGGAGTTAGAAAAACTTTTGTAGACTCCGTGGTATTAAATGCATTTGAATTTCACGAAAAGAAATCAGCTCAATGGACTGACGCTTTGCTTTCTGCTAAGATTGACACAAGAGGTGCTGGTGGATCTCCAATAGAAATGCATATAGCTTCTAATAAAATTAACAAAGTTGAGCATGTTGGGTTCGTAAATAACTACATGTCTAAATACGATGGTACAGCGTTAGGAACATACAAAGCTAAAGCTTTAGATTTCACAAATTCAGTATTGACTAGTAGCAATATAATGTTATCAGCAACTAGTGCAATGCAAGATGTTATGGATCACGCGTCTAACATGATGACTAAAGAAGAGTATATTGTTTCAAAAAAACTTGGAGCAGCAGTAGATAAAGGTGTTTATACTTACTTGATGTCAAGAACTGAGTTACTAAAAAAGAATAGAAGTAACTTTGAAAAGCTATTTGAAAAAATACCAAAACAAGTTTCTGAGTTAAGAGAAAGTCAAAGACTTAAAGCATTAGCGGATAATAAAAAAATCTATAAGCCTAATTTCCTTATTCAGGAATTAGAAATTAATATGGTCAATGGATTTGATTTCATTGGAATTAATGGTAAAGACAAGCCTGCTGAATATCAAAACGATATATACAGAGCTTGGATAGATCTTTATAAGAATGAAAAAACTAAAAATTTAGCCGTTAATTTGGTAAGATATTCTTATACTCAATCAGGATTTCAACAGAATTTAAACCAATTTTTTACTCACATTCCTCATGAAATATTGAGAGATGAAGGTATAAACGCGGAAACTAATTCATTTTTTCAAAGAATAGATGATATTCCTGGGAGTGTTTTCTTTGATCAATTCGCTAGACATGAGTCTAATAATACTGAAGTTGTACCTAGATTAAATGACTCAGACATAGAGCCTATAGTAGAAGGATCTGATATGAATTATGGATTTATTGGAACTAAAAAACTTCTTGATAAATACCAAAAGTTTAAAATGGGTGTTGCTTATCCAGATACACCTGAATTTGTTACAGTTAAACTTGATGACGGTACAATTGGTTTCTTTAAAAAATCAGAAAGCTTCACAGAAGATGCTGATAATGATTATTTACCAGCATACGAAAGAACATTTAGACTTGGGCTTAAAGCAGGTAAAAATAAAGTTTTTGAATATTCTTATGAAAAGAAAATAGAAAGCTCTATATTAGAAGATAATAATCTTAATGGTGCTGAGCTTATGGCTATTAATAAAATTAGAAAAGAATTAAAAGCTAATGAGATGTTTATTGATGATTCTCAGGAATTACCAGATACTCTTTCAGACATTGAAAATGCAGAGGATGAAATTTCTGATATTGAGGAAGAAGAGTATGATGGTCCATCATTTGAAATTACCCCAGACATGTTGAAAAATATTATCAAAGAAGAAAATATAACTAAAAAAGATTGCCCTTCAGGTAAGCAATAAAAACAAATTACAATGAGCTGTAAATTTAATTACAAAGGCAAGGATTATTCAGAGGCAGGACTTATTAAAGTTCTGTCTAATGATTCTGCAATTAGAGAAAAGTATGGTGTTCAAGAAGAAAGACCTTCAGGAAATTATACAATAGAAGAATTAAGTGTATTCAAAGCCAAAGTCAAGAGACTTCAGGAATCTATGAATGTAGAAGTAATCATGGATTCAACGGTAAATAGTTCTAGGGTACTTGGTAAAGGTGATCCTAGAGTTAAAAAAGCAGGTAAGCCTGTAATATTAATTAATCCTAAGCAATTATTCTCGACAACTGCAATCCATGAGTTCGGACATATTTTTATTGATTCCTTCCCCAATGGAATTGAAAATCCTAGACTAAAGAGAGCTTTAGAGCAACTCCAAGGTACTGAATTGGAAGCTGAGATAAAAGCTTTGTATCCAGATCTAAGTGAAGAGATGTTTGCAAAAGAACTTATTACAACGGCAATAGGTAGAAAAGGTGCAGAAATATGGGATAATCCTAGCGATGCATCAACATGGGCTTCTATTAAAAGTTGGTTTTTTAGCTTTATTCAAAGATCTTTAGGTTTAAATAGAGATGAAGTAACTGAGTTAACAAAAGAACTATTAAATAATTCTGTTAGAAAGAATAATTTAATGGCCAATGCTAGTATTGAGTCCCAAGAGTTACGGGGCGAAAAAGAAACTAAGAGTTCTACTGATGAATCCACATCAGTACAGTCTTTGCAGCGTATTTATAATGAGGTATTAGCGAGAGTAAATAATGTACATAATGAGTACAGACCCGACACTGTTCAGAAAAAAATTAAAGAAGCTTTAAGTAGCGAGGATAGAACAACTAGATTTGAGTCTATTTCTGAGCTAAAGAAAGAGTTAGAGAAGCTTGATAAAGCTGACAGAAAACTAGGTCTTGCTAAATATATTGAATGGGTAGGAGGAGAAGTTGATCAAGTAAGAATTAATTACGACAAGAAGAAAGCATTAAATGAACTTAGTGACAAAAAAGTTTTAGCTAGTATTGAGTGGAATCAAAGTTTTAGCACTATTAATGATATTCAGTCATTAGTAATGAGTCTTGAAGATGATGGTGAAATTACTCCTGCAGAAGCTAAATTATTTTCAGCAAAAATAAAAAAGATACAGGGTAATAGATCTGATTTAGAAATTAAGCTACTAAATTATGCTCGAGAAAGCTACGCTGAGTATATGTCAGAGAATAACAATAGATTAACATTTGAGTATACTACTAAGTTTGAGAAAGAATACAATGATCTTGAATTATCAGCATCAGGAGTTAGTGTGGATCAATATGTTATGGAGAAACTTCTAGAATACAAAGATATAATTAAAGATGAAGGATATAGAGAGGCACTTAAGAATGCTGAAGAATCTATTTCTGATATAAGCAAGATGGCTGCCGTGATGTGGTCAGAAAAGAATGCAAATTCTGCAGATATACAGGTGCTTTCAACATTGGTTGATAAAGTAGAAAGAGCAATATCTGAATTTGCACTTAATGAAGCTAGAGAGTTTGATTTTGACAACAAAAACTTTAGAGATCTTAGTGATTCTTCAGATAAAGACACTAATTCTTTAAACCAAAAAAACAAGTACGAAGGTATGATTTCTGTATCAGCTTCAGGACAGTCATATTATGCCTCACAGTACATGCCGGAGTTCTTAGAAGAGAAAGATAAGTATATTAAAAGATCATTCGATAGAGAAGCTGCAGATGAAGTTTATGGAGACATAAAGGTTACGGGAAAAGCTTTAAATTATGAGATACAAGATGAAGATGGCAAGACTCATAGAAGACTACTTAGATTTGGTAAAGGTATTAAATACAGAGTCGAGACAGATAGTGATGGTAATTCTGTTCAAATATCATACGAGTTGCAAGGAGAAAGAGTACACATGCCTACATCTCAAGCTATTGCAAGATCTGAATATGAGGTATGGATTGATGCTAACACTACTACGGTTGAAGTCGATGGAAGAAATGAACCAAGTGTTTTACCTGAAAAGAAGTGGATTAATGAAGATTACAATTCTTTATCTGAAAAGAAAAAAGATCATCTTACGTGGTTAAAAGATAAAATTAAAAAAGGTGATGAGAAGACAAAAGGACATAACTCTTTAGTTTCTCAGTCATTTAGTCAAGAATGGATAAGACTGCCAGGAATATTAAAAACTGATACACAGAGAGTTCTTGAAGGTAATTTTGTTAGCGCTGCCAAGCAAAAACTTTCTGAAATTAGTCAAAAGCAAAAAGATGATTTTGAAACTCAAGATGCTACTAATTCAGGTTTGTCTGATTCTTTTAAAAGAGTTTACGCAGATGTTGCTAATCAAGAAAAGTTAAGTGTTGCTATTCCGTTTAGGAAAAAGATTAAATCTAATGAACAATCTTTTGATTTGCACACAATAACACTAATGAATGCTGTTGCGTCAGAAAACTATGCTAAAAAGAAAGAGGCTGAGCTTACATTCAAGATTATATTAGAGGTAATGAAAACTAGAAAAGTTCCAGATACCGCAAATATGGGAAAATTACGCAAAATACACATGACTCCAGAAGGAAAAGATGAAGTTGCACTTTATAAAGATCCAAGAAATGGATTATCTAATGACGCGGCAAGAGCTTTAGATGTACTTGTAAGTAGAATGTACGACATAAAAAGTGTAGATGCTGGTACTATTAAAGTATTAGGTAAGGAAAAAGATATAAATCAACTTACTAAAACTTGGTTAAAGTTTTCAGGTATGACTGCTTTGTTATTTAATTTACCTAACAGTATTGTGAACGCAAGTATGGCTCGTATCAATAACAGGATAGAGGCATTTGGAGGTGAGCATTTTAACAATAAAGATTTAATGAAAGCTGAGTACATTTACCTAAAAGATATGGGTAACGTAATGAATGACATGGGAACAAATGTGGACAAATCTAGGACCAACATGTTTCTTAGTGCGTTTAACGTAATGGGAGGTAAAGAATATCTTGATAACCCATTTGAAGAAAGTACTAGAGGTCAAGCTTTAATGAAAATGAATAATTTACGTCCAATTGCAAAAGGTGGCGAACACATGATGCAATCTCACGTAATGTACGCTACAATGAATCACATTAAAGTACTTAATTCTGAAGGAAAGTATTTAGATAAAGACGGGAATGTAGTTGCTGATAAAAAGCAAGCTGCATCTATTAATGAAATGATAGAATTTGTACCTAACAAGATAACGGGAGGGGTAGAAATGAGATTAAATGAAAAGGTTTCCGCAACTACATTTTCAAAAACTGGTGACAGGAATCAGATAATGCTTGAAACAAGGAATCTAATTAAATACAAAGTACGCGAATTACACGGTAATTATGATTCAGATCTACAAGCTGCAGCTCAACGTAATTTTATTGGTAAATTAGCTTTCTTCTTACGTAAATGGATTGAAGAAGGTTATTTCCGTAGATGGAGAGGTATTAAGACTGGAAGTAAGAGTCGTAAAGACTTAACTAGAGCTGACCAATTTTATTCTCAAGACGCAAAAGGTATTAGAGAAGGGTATTATATTACTGCTTGGAGATTCATGTCTAAAGTTTTAGTTCCTGCTATCAAAACTCTAAACATGGAGATGATAAAAAAAGGTACTAGTGATTTATCAGGTCATGAAAAAGCTAATTTTAAAAAGATTACAGCAGAATTAATGATGATTGCCGCAACTATGTTAGCTTACGCGGCAATGGATGATGATGATGATGAAACTCTATTAATACGATATGCTTTAAGAAGACAAATGTCTGAATTACTTTTCTTTGTACAGCCTGGTGAGGCAATGAAGATTGTTATGTCACCAACAGCATCTTCAGGTACGTTAAAAAATATTATTTCTGCAATATACCAAGCTGGAGATATTACTGAGGAGTATGAGAATGGTAGTAATATAGGTAGAAATAAATTTGAAGTAAAAGCCCTGAAAACACTTCCGGGTCTATCACAAACTCAAAAGGATCTACAAGGATCTTTAGATTACATAGAGTCTGCTGCAGGATTTCATTAATCTGTTCAAGTTAAGTAAAAAAAAGCATCCACTTAGGAATCAATAGAAATACCCGATAAAACAATCACTTTTTATCGGGCTTTCTTGTTAAACACATTAATTAAATCACAAATTAATTTCTTTATCCCAGTAGTACTAAAAGCCTATTTTTGGCTACTATTGGTGATGCGTGGGTTTCGTATATCATTATTACATGACCACTTTTTGTTTTTTTGTAGACGTATGCAATATATTGTGGATACTCAAAAGCAAAAGGCACCTTGCTCCAGTCTTTCAAATATAACTGTACTTTTATATCATTTTTTTTCATAATACTTTGTTTTTCATCTTATTGTATATTCTCTCATACTCTATATCAATTAGAGCAATATAATTTTCAACATCTTCTGGTTTACTTTGATCAAACAAAGTTTCAGTTAAGGGGAGGAATTTCTCCCCTTTTTGTTTAAATATCTTAACCATAGAAATACTGCCTGCTTGTGCTGTTGCATATATGGTAAACCCATTGTTATTACAAAACCTCATGGCTTCTATGTTTCTGTTAAAGAATCTTCTATTTACATCTTTCTTCTTCTCTGATTCTAATAGTTTCTTTTGCGTTAAGCTTATTATTTTCTTCATCTTCACAGTCTTTAATTACTTCGTATAAATCTAGTTGTTTACCCATGAGAAATTTGGTTGATTAAAGAAATATTCCTCTTTCATAAGCCTTGAAATCAAAGATTGTGCTACGTCTCCATAACGACTAATTACATTAGTGATACCTTCTGAAGAAATTGATTGTATCGAGCCTTCAGGTATATAAAATGTATTTTTTTTGCCGTAAAAAACACGCTGAACTGCTAATGCAGTAAAAGCGTCATTATTAAAACATAATGGCACAACTTCCAATAACCCGTCAAAAATAGGGCTTTTTAATATATAAACTAATTCAGCATCAGCTAATAATACTTTACTATTAGCTTTTTTTAAATTAGAACTTAACATTCTTTTTTCGATAGTTTTATCACCAATATTTGCAACCACCGAATGTTTAGAATAATACTCGGTGGATTTCATTGCCTCTATAATAGATGGCTTTATGACACCGATTTCACCAATTTTAGCTAATCGTACTGTCTTTCTTTTTAATATCATTTTTTTTTGTTTTTTAAAGTTTATATGTCATACTTTATGATCATCTCTGATGACGGAATTATTCTTACAAATTTAAGATCTCTACAATAAGACAATAAATTTATAAATGGACTAACTGCCGTATTTGGAAACTTATTAATAATAAGCTCTCTTGCTAAATGATTGGTTTTCCAATTATTATTTAACTTTCTCCACTCCTTACTATTAAATGCAAACTCTTCAACACTATTTCTAGTTATTGTTGGGGCTCCTGATTTGCTTATACTAACTACCACACCAACATGAATACGATTATTCTGTGTTATGGCACACCAGTCACCAATTATAATTGGTTGACCTATGTAGTCTTTAGAAACTGCCATTACTCTATTTCTTTAGTTTTACCATGTATGTCTATGAATTTCTTTTCCATTTTTTTATGATTTTAAATGTTAATGACATTATTGCCGTTGATATTTCAGCTCCCGCACCAATACATGCTCCAATTAGGAGTAATTTTAAATATATCATTATATTCTTTTTTAATTAATAAAAAGAGGGGCTTCTTGCGAACTTACACCCCTCTACTTAACACCTATTGAAAGGTATCTGATTCTAATTTAATTTCCTTTACGGAATTAACTAATGTTTCTTTTTCCATATCTGGAGCAGTAGAATACAATTGTGAACCAGGAGTCAGCATTAGCTTGATTCTCTCAATGTTCTTTGCATTTATCTTTTTTAAATATTCTATTACAGCTTCTTTATGATCGTCGGAAAATCCTTTAATGTTACCTTTGATAAACTTATCTCTACCAGCTTTCATCGCTATTGATAATCTAAATTTATAAACAGTATGGTTACCGTAATCTTGATGTCCAATAAATAAATGATTTTTCATTAATTTTCCTTCAAACTTAAGGTATTCAGGGCTACTACTCCACTTGTAAATAACAGAAAACACATCATCTCCTTCTTCAAAAGACAGATAAGAATTTAATAATTTATATTTGTCATCAAAATCTATTTGTTTAGCAATTAATGGTAACAAGTAAGTTGTGCTCTTGTTTTTGACTATTGTTATCTTATATCCTTGATTCATTTACCTAGTATTGATAAAGCGTTCATATTAACAAGACCCTTATTATTCACCTCTTCTAAAGAATATTCTGCTTTATTGTTTTCAATACTATAATAGTAATCCTCCATAAGCTCATGAACACCTTTGTATTCATAACCATATCTATCAGTAAATCCATGTAAAGCTAATTGATGCATGTCTTCTGCAACAACAAACCTTAAAGGTTTATTTGGATTTAACTTAGATATGTACACAAATTCAAATGGCTTAACGGCATAATTCATTAATTCAAAATCATTAGAACAAATAGTCTTTAAGGCTTCCCTGTACAATGCACCTTGAATGTAATATCTATGCATGGTATATAGCATTGGAAAGTCTTTACAGGCTGATTCTCCTGTTTTTAAATCTACTGGAATAATTACTTTAGCGAGATGGTTAATAACCAGACAATCAAGCATTCCTTTACACCTTCTGCCGTTAACCATGGTATCAAATTTATATTGATAGATGATTTCAATACCTTTTACGCCAGTAGTAAAGTATTTAGCTGTAAATGGATGTGTAATTAGGGTATTGGCTGTGTGAGCTGCGTGAGCCCACATTTCAGGCTTGATAAGATTCTTGCCTCTTGAAGACATTTTGTCTTTAAAATACTCTCTTCCCGTGACAGAGCCACCATCAAGAACTGTGCTTATTAGCTTATCTTCAGAGTAATTAGCATAAACTTTCAATGCTCTAGCGTGAGCAACAAAATCTGCTTTATAGTTTTCGAGATTATTGGATAACTTTCTTGATTTCCTTCTCCCCAAATCAGTTACAATTTCAACAGTTTGACCTGCTCTACCTTTGAGTCCTTGTAAAACTAAATCACAAATATTTTTAACATTTGTTGTTGGTGGTTTTGAAGCTCCTCCTTTGTAGAAATTATCATCTACTAAATGAGGCTCAAAACACATCATGTCAACAAGGCTTCCGAATTTTAAATTGAAGCTTTGTTTGACACCCCCTACGACATCTAATCCTTGCTTATCTATACTAGCAAGCATTGAATAAGATGGTAGCGGTAAATCCCTATACTGTTGTTCAGGGATTTTAAGATTATGATCTTGTATTGCCATATATTATTTTTTTGTTTTAAATTTAATTGTTATTAATCATATTCTCCATCTTCATCACATTCTTCTCCATCTTCATCTTCGTAATTTACTACTAATGCATCTGAATTATAAAATATTTTACCAGCATCTTCAATAGGAACAATAATATCCGTAAAGCTTAATCTAGCCATTACTTTTTTTGCTTTTTTTTTCATTATAAACTTAATTTAATTATTTTATTTATCATATTAAAATAATTTTATCCATACACCAGCAGCATTTTTATCCACACTATATAGTGGGAATGCTCTTGGATTATCTGGATTGATTAATTCTCCTTTTATACTCATTGGTACGGGAAATACATGCTTCACATTATCATCTTCGATGAAATCATGTGCTGTCATTAAATCCTGTATAATCTCAACGCTGTTGCTGAAATCAAATAGCCTTTTGCTATTTCTCACTTGATGATATCCTATTATTAATGGATCATCTTTACCTGCCTTCATGCTCAAAAATCTTGATCTTAAAGCCTCAAATTGATTAGGTCTTAATGGATCTACATATCCCTTAACTGTCTTTTTACGAGAGTTAAATCCTTGTATACCTATTGATCTAAGAAATTTAGAAACAGTAGGTGACGAGAAGATTCCTCTACTCGTCTTTACCTTACTGTTCTTTAATGAAGGAATGTTTCCGGGAATAAATATCATATCCACGGGTTTAGCTCTTTTTCTGTCTAACATTTCCTTGTTTTAATATGTTAATAAAATTTTCAATTTCTTTCTTCTTAATTGGACCAGCAATATCTCTATTCCATAAAACACACAAAGATACATCAGTATATTTGTCTCCTAACTGATCTCTAAGATACAAATAATCTCCAGAACCAATAATTGATTTACAAAAATTACCACATTCAGATTGATAAATAACATAGTTCCATCTATGGTAACCATCTTCTACAAATCCTAAGTCTTGAAGAGTTATTAATTTTTCAACAACTTTGCAAAATTTGTTAGCAAACCTTCCCATTTCTCTTTCTTTTAGAGCCATTTTATTGTTCTTTTTTTAAATTAATTACAGTAATCAAATCTACTAGAATGAGGATTATAAGCAACACATTGTTTTGTTGCTTTATATGTTGGAAATGCTCCATCATTGTTACTAAAAGTTGTCCCTCCAATACCAATCCAGAATGCTTTCTTAGTGTAACTTTCACATTGATCATAACCATCAGTGATAATAACAGAATTGTTACCATTTTCCTTAATCTTAGCTATAACATTTTCAAAATTAGTACCACCACTTTTAGAAAAGCTTAATATGGTTAGTTCATTTACATTGTTAATCTGGTGCAACCGACCATCAAAAAAATATAAGTTCTCAATCATACCCATTCTAAATAAAACCATAGCAATACCTTTTGCTAAATCAATCATTCTTAGATTATTCCCTTCAAATTGAGCGTTACTAGACATTGATCCTGAACAATCAATAAATAAATCCATCTTACCTTTATAGATACGAGATTCATTACCAATACTCATTAACTCAGCATTCCTAAATACTGGATTAAGAAACTCTAAACCAAATAAGTCTTCACAGTCTTCACAATCAAATAAACTCTCTTCAACGCGCTTAAATTTAGAAGAAAAATAGTTCATAGACTCATTAAGAATCTTTTCCATAACTTTCCTAATGCTATCTTTGTTGATTGTAACAGCTTCCAATTGATATTTAAGCTCATCAATTTTTTCAAGAAATTCTGGATCATTACCCATTAAATCTTTTATTGCTTCTTTACCAATCTGATTTTCTAAGTCTTTAATCTTTTCATCAGCAGTTTCTTTGGCTTTTTCAATAGCATCAGTAGCATCATTCAATGCATTATCGACAATACTTTCAAGGTTTTGCCTGTTAGAGCTTCCTGAATCTTTAGTAGCTCCTTTAGAGCCATTATTTTCAGACTGATCTTTAGACTTATCATCATCTTCTTTGTCATCTCCGCTATCACCTTCGCCCATAGAGCTTTCTAATCCTTCACCTTCTCCTTCTCCTCCTCCTTCTCCATTGTCTTTTTGATTCTCTTGCTCCTGTTTAACATCATCATCAACTTTCTGCAATACTAATGCAAGTTCTCTAGTTAATACTTGAGTAAATAAGGGTGAATCAACAGTTACAACTTTTGTAAGTGAATCATAAACTTTGTCAAGAACCTTGTGTCTAATTTCATTATCATCATTAGAAGGTCTTCTCTTAACATCTCCATTAACGTAAATACTATATACGTCATTAATCAAGTCTTGACTTAGAGTGCATTCTTTACCGGTTTCTTTAGCTACGTACTCTTGAACTCTTACAAGCTGTTTTTGTTCGTAAGAAGTTACTCCAGGTATTATTACATTCTTGTCTTTTCTGAATCCAAAAACACCTTCGCCGGTATTCTTGTATCTTCCATAAGGATCATAGGCAGGAGTTTCTACACCCTTGCCTTTTGAACCATTTTTTCTAGAGAAAAAACTCATTAATTATTAATTGTATTTAATACTTCTGCGTCATCGTCAGCAGTTTTTAAGAACTCTAATTTAGATTCTTCTTGTGCAATTTTCTCTTGAAGATCAGCAGCATCATTTTTACTTATATGACCAGATTTGCTAGCGTTTGCATAAGCAATCTCTAATCTATCATATTGCTTATTGTATTCTGAATCAGAAACACATTGGCCAATACCATCAATAATATCATAAAGATCGCGAACTTCTTTAGGAACAAGTGTTTTAGCTAATTTATTAGCTGTTGACTTGTCAATTAAAAGCTCAGTAGTTTTAACTAAACCTCTGTCTTCATTCATTCCCCAAACACACATTACATTCTTAACCAATAAAGGTAAAAATGATAAAGCTCTGTCAGATAAATCTTTGTGACATACATCAAGAACTTTTTTTAACTTATCAGGGTTAAGTGTGATTGAAACTATATCAGCTTCTTCAGGTAAATTTATGTTATGATTTTGTCTAAAAGACTTACCGCCTTTAGAATAGTAATTTAACATATCTGATTGAGATAATCTATTTACTTTGTGAGTGATTAAAAATCTATCCCAAAATGGAGAATCTTTTTCATCATCTGGAATTTCATTACAGGTTGCAATGAAGTTATTCCAAACACAATCTATCTTTTCAGTACCGTTAAACAAGATTCTCTCATTCATAATACCAAGTAAACTGTTTCTTAATGAAGGAGATGCTTTATCTATCTCATTAATAACAACTACTTTTGCTCTCGTAATAGGAGAGTCTACCTTGTAAACATTAGTTGTAGTCAAAGCAGCTAAATCTATATTACCTTTTACAGCGTTAGATCTAGTGCCTTCATCTGTTTCCAATAGAAACAAATCATTATCTGCTAATGCTCCTAATGATGCTGTTGCAAAATCAATTACAGCAGCAGTTTTAGCTACTCCAGGAGGTCCAATTAATAATATTGGTGTTCTCATTGCTTCGCCTAGAGCCATTACTTTAAATGTCTCTTGTTTTTTCATTAAATTTGTGTTGATTGTTTTTTTTATCATGATTTAATTATTTAAAATGTTACATTATTTTTTTTTAAGCTACTCTAATTTTAATTTATTTTCTATTAACATAAGTATAAGATCATTAAGAGCTTCTCCTCCATATACATCTGTGAAATCAGAAGGATCCTTAATTTTATATTTATATGGAATTTCTATTTGAAGAAAACCTGTAGCTTCTGAGAGTTTCTCGCCAGCTAATCTTCCTCTATTTTTACTACTTGCAAAATCATTGTCATACATGACAAATATCTTTTTAAATCTTCTCTTAAGTTCATCTACAACAACTTTTTTAGGATTTACTCCTTCACTCTGCAAAGAGCAAGATGTTATAATTTCCGAAGGGAAAAGACTTTTAATTACAGCAGCATCTTTTCTGCTACTTGTTACTATTAATGTTTCACCTTTATCAGGTAATTGAGTCCATAACTCCCATGTTGAAAAATCATTGTTGTTAATCCACTTTTCATTTTTATCGCCTTGTGGCTGATATATTTTAAATGTTTGGATACCATCTTTTTCTTCTACATAAGCGTATGATAGACTTAGGGCTACTGTACAGTAACCGTTAATGAAATAATGTGAAATAGGAAATATTTTGCAGTACTCAAGCTGATTTATATTTAGCTCATATTTTCCTTGCCAGTAATTCTTATCTCTTATTTTCCAGGGTCTAGTTCTTACACTAACTTTTAATCTACCAGTGGGTAGAGATTTTTTCTTTTTTTTTACATAAACCTTTTTTGGGGAAGTAGAAAAAGAACTGGAATTTAATTCAAACTCATCTAAAGCAAAATCACTTGCAATTTTATTAAATGCATCTATTTTTGAAGCTAAATTAAATAGCTTCATTACAAATACAAAACAATCACCTACATCACCTGATGCAAAATCTTTATATAAAACCTTTCCATGTTTTTGACTATGAAACAAGCTAAATGATGGATCAATATCCTCTCTTAACGGACTGCTAATTGGTTTCCTAGGAAGACCACCAAGATACATCTCAAAAATTTCTAAATCAGATATATGTCTAAGTATATCTTCAGAATTGGGTAATCTTTTAATTTCTTTACCTTTACCAAAAGCCATATTATCTGTGTATTAAGTTAAATAAAAAGAGGACCATCAAATGATAGCCCTCTATAAGTTTTAGTTAATTAAGATTATTAATCTTCATTCAACCAATCAGTATTTCCTTCAGCTTCTTCTTGCTGACCAGTAACGCCTGTTCCAAAAACGTCTGTCTGATTTGTGTTTTCTGTTGTAATAACAGTAGGAACAACTTGAAATTCACGTAAAGCTAAATCTCTAGGACCAAAGTTTACATTACCAAAAGAACCAGCAGCAACTGCCTCATCTAAATCCTTAAGGATATATTGAAACTTGTTAGCTTTGTTACTCGAGATTGAATACTGACGTAAAGTGTGCTTGTTCATAACTGTTTGAACCATTTTACCGTCACCTTTAGTTTTAACACCTAAAAGAGTACCAATCTTGTTGTTAGTACCATCTAAGATAGTACGCAATAACGTTACATCACCTGCAAAAATCTTAGCCCACTCTTCTTTATCAATTCTAGCATAAGCTTCAGAAACATCTTCAACTTTGTCTAAATTATAAGGAAGGTTTAAAAGGTTCACTAAGAAAGATATTAATTCTACCTCTCCTCTTTTTGCAACTTTCATACCATCAACAGAATACCAAGCCATGTTATCTGGAACAGTTTTGTTTTGAACAGCTTCTTGTAACAACCAAGCATCTTTACCAAATGAATTGATAACTTTGAATTTACCTGTTGCAGATTTGTGATGCGTATTAGCTACGTAAAATTGAATCTTTGTAGTAATGCTCTCATCTTCATTAGCTAGAAGAAAATCTAATCTAATTTGAGGTACTGTACGATCACCATCGCCATCTTTAACGTCTGTTTCTCCAATATACTCAGGCGTAAAATTTAATTCACGATCATAAATAGCCTCTAATTCCTCTTTAGTAGGATTTACAGCTATTACTTTAAAATTTTCAGCTCCAGTGTACAATTTAACTGCACCACCATTACTTTTTGCTTCTACTTCTTTACCAAATGCACTCATAATATAATTTTAATTTAATGGGACACTTAAGGTGTGTCCCTTAACCTGTTTTGTTTAAATTCTAAATTTTAATTTTCTTAATACTAGTTCTCCATCCATTCTGTTGGAGCTTTCTCTTCTAATGAAATTGATCTTTTCAATATCAATGTTGAATCATCACTTTCAGATAAATCTTGATCATTAGAGCTGTTTGTAACTTCACGTAATTCAACTTGTAAAACTGGATTTGAAGCTTCTGCTTTAGCTATTTCATCAGAAATAGAGTTTTGAAGATCTTCTCCAGTAACTTCATTACCATTCATATCTTCCATTGTTACTTGTTCTGGCATTACTACTGGAGATAATGTGAATGAATCAACTTGATCAGAATCAAATGCAACTAGCATAAACTCTTGGTTAGTTGAATCATCTTTAGATAAGAATGTAAGTATCTCATTACAAACATGAGATGAAGTAATAGCTTTTGCTTTACCACCTTCGTAAGAAACTGCGTTCTTTGAAGTTTTATAGCAAACCATTTCAGATGAATCTCCTTCAACAGTAGCTTTGTTTGCAACTAATACTGAACGCTCAGAAACATCTCCTGTTTCTACTGAAGCAAAAATAATTTCTTGAACATCACCAGCAATTAAGCTTAATAATTCTGCAGCTTTTGCATTTACTAAAATTCTACGAGACTTCTTAGCCTCTTTTACTCCTTCAACAGTAATAACTGCTAATTCTGGGTATTTTTCTTTTGATCCAGCTTTTCTTGCTGCTGATTGATCTAATTTTTTTGTTCCGAATACAATGTTCATAATTTTTGTGTTTTTAAATTTGTAATTTTTGTTTGTTTGTTTTTATGTCTGTGATAAGTGTAAGGGAAGAGAGTTTAGAATCTAAACTCCCTCGCGGTTCATACCGTTCCTTACATACTATTTTAAATACTATCCTTCCTCGTACTCACGCATAGCCTCTAAGACTAGTTTCATGTTATTTGGAATTATTTTACTAGGAAACATTTCGGCTGGACTTTTAGCCATGTTAGTTGTGTTGTTTTGAGTCATGAAACCATAAGTTATATCATCACCTTTCTTTTCAACAATAGTCTCCAATATTGTAGCAAACATTCCTTCTGGCTTAACTACATCTTGAACTAGTTTTCCACCTGGAACACCAAATACAGTCTTGTCTACACCATTGAAACTCTTTACTTCAGTATGAGCCATAACAATAACAGTTAAGTCATCACGTAATCCATCAATAGATTTTAATGTCTTGTAGACATTATCACCCATCTCTGTAAATTTAGCGAAACCTACTGTTTTAGCTTTTGACATAAACTCACCAATCATAGCGTAAGTTATTGTATCAATCACAACAACTTTGATATCAGGTCTACTTTTAGATACATAATTCATACCCGCCTTAATCTTCTCCCAACTAGTAGTCTTCATAAAGTTACATGTCATAGGGTCAAAGATACCTGCTTCATTTCTGTCTTTGTAATTTTTCTTCCAACCTCTAAAAGGTAGAGCTTTCTCATCAGGACAAATAATGAAAGTTTCTTTAGGGTCTAAATCTTTAAGTGAATAGGTCTTTCCTGTTCCACTATAACCGGTTACTAATACTTTGTTTGCCATATTATTCTTTTTTTAAGTCTTTTAAACTTTTGTTATAAGCTGCTTGTAGCATATCTTTTGATAGCAAAAAAGCAAGCTCTCTTTTAGTAAAATTCTTCTCTATCTTAGATGCAATTGTAGCAACAGGATTTTCTTTATCAGAATCTATTATTAAATTATTAAATAATGCTTCGTGTCTTTCACGAAACCCATCAATATCAGTAATTCCGCAAGCAGTCAAATCGTTGCTAAAATCATCTAATTTGTAATCACCATGAACAGGTAAATCTACTGATACCGATTCTTTTCTCTTAAAGAAGTCATTCATATTTCTCTATTTATAATTTCATTAATTTCTTTTACTATTTTTCTGTTTCCAAAGATAGGGGTTTTTTCTGGAACAATTAAATCAATTGCATCAAATTTTAAATACATTTTTTGTTGATATTCCTGTTTCTTGTAAAGACGATCGATATCCTTAACTCTTTGAGATTCTATAGATTTAGAAACCTTTAATCTATCTGAAACTAACTTAAGCTCTTTCCGTAAATCATGGTTCTCTTCCAAAATAATAGGATTAGATTCAAGTGCTTTTTTAGCTTTTTTAGATAAAGAGTCATAAACTTCATTTTTCATTTCCAAAGCAACTTGATCTAATCCTTTAGTTGTGATAACGTCTGGAGCAGTAGTTATTTTGGTTCTTTTTTTAGCAAAAAATAAACTACTTATATCTTGATCTCGAAACATATCTTCTTCAAGTCTTCTCTCAATAATCCTTGATAGAGAGTAGTAAACATGTGATCCATCATCTTTATTAAATCTTTGATTAGGATTACCCATGTATCTCTCATTCATGTGAGGATCAGACATGTGTCTGTCAGTCATAAATGAATTACTATGAGAAATATATCCGCGTTTTAAATCATCTATAGATTTAGAAACAACTGCTTTTACATGATTAAGCAAATAATCTTTAACATCACTTTGTTTCCTTAAAGATGAATATAATTCCTCGGTAGTAACCTTAGTAATTATTGTTACATTTTTATCATTAGCAACTAAAGCCTTAATATTAATTGCATTAGCCTCGGCCAACTGATCAGCCAACTCTTGCTCTCTAAATAGAGATTCTTTAAGAAGATTAGTATTTTCCTTCATAAGCTCATACTCGCTCATTTCTAATTTAACTACTGCCATTTTTGAATTTTTGTTTTATTAATTTATGTATGTCTAACCACTCTGGTAGACCACCTATACATTTGTCATCAACATACAAGTCTGCTGATATTTTACGAGAATCTGAGCCATAAAACTCAATTAAATGAGGAAAATTACAGTTCAAATAATGATAAGGAATATCATTTGCTTCCATCCATTTAATAGCGTCAGCTAAAGGAAGCATTTCTCGGCATGTGTTTACAACAATACCGTATCCCTCTTTTATTAAAGAGTTCATTACCAAAGAAGCTCCATTTCTTTGCATACCTAACTCAGGATAATTGCTCATACATATTGTAAGATCAAAATCAATTGCTATGATAGCTTTGAATGGTAGCGTGTACTTTCTAATTTGACTCATATCATCTCTTTATTTGGTTTATGATTAATATTAGGTTGAGAACTTTGACTTAGCAAATGCTTATCAAACTCTTCTTTACTTCTATAATCAACAATTTCTTCAATGTTTTTATCCTTAAATCTATCATCCATAACTTTCTTAAATAAGAACATATAAGACAAAAACATTGCGTTACAGAGAATATGTCCAACGTGCGTTAGCTTACTCTCAGGATCATTGTTTTCTCCTTGCATAAATGCATGAACATGACGTAACAAACTTTCACACACCTCAGTGTACTTAAGTCCTTTAGTCCAGTTCCAATCATCATACTTTTTAGCTCCAAATTCAAGAACTTGAACCATGGGAGCCAAAGCTTTCCATGATACAAGACCCCATCTGAGCTTTCCTGTGTTAAATCTATCTCCTGCCATTACTTAGCGTCTCTAATATTTCCTTTAGTGTACCTAGCTTGTCTTGGCATTCCTCCAGGTTTAGTTGGATGCATTGCTGTAAACCTAATCCATTGTCCAATAAAGTCAGACTTATCTATTAATAGTTGTGTCTTTTCTGTATTGTTGTATTGATTAAGTGATACAGTAAATTCACGACCATCTTCCATGCGAACTTTAAATCCTTTAGCTAAACCAGAAGGTATCCTGTCATCTTTTAACTGAGATGTCTTACTACGTCCTAATTCATTTATAGTCTTCTCAGCGCCTTCTCTAGCTTCAGTAGCTTCTTCAACATCAAGTATTACAGCATCAAATTCCAGCTTATCTTCTTTCATTTTGAAAATGTTACCTGATTTCATAGTATGTCTACCAAACTTATATAAAGAATCTTTACGAACTATAACAATCCCCTCTTCATTATTGTTAACAGCTAAGTCATAAAAATCTTGAATAGCCTTATGACTATCAAAAACATTTTGCTTAATATACTTAAGATTACCTTCACCTTTATACAAATAGTAGTAATCCTTAATATATACCATTAAATTTCTGTCCCTAGTCTGTTTATTCCATTTCATTACATCAGTATCAAGCAAATTAAAAGCATAAAATTTTAATTCAGGATGCCAAGTGGTTAGCCATTCTACTGATCTGCCTGGATAATTCCAACCTTTCTCAGGATCTCCAAGTGTTTTAGACCACAACTTTTCATACTTATTTCTAGTATGAGCAGATGTTACATCTTCAGTTTTAAAGAAATGCATAATTTCAGAGAACGTCATATTAGGTGCATAAAATTCACACTCTAGTATTTCGCCTGGCTCAAGAACTGAGTGCTCTTGAATTTCTTTAACCATTTCTTGAAGTTTAACATTAGGTATAACTTTTAAAGCTCTACTTAATCCCGGTCCAGTACCTTGTATCTCTACTCTTCCGCCATCATGTTTTATTGACACGTAGTAATCAGTTGGGTTAATAACGTTTTTGGTCAATTCAAATTCTTGACCAGTTTTAGAGTTAGGTATTAACTCTGGTTTAAATTGTTTTATTTTTTCACTCAAAATATTGTTTTTTAATTATTCCCAAAATTTTTAGGTGTTCTGGGTTTACCTACTCTTCCTAATAGCCTGTCTGCAGAAGCCTCATAAGCCTGCATTTTGGCTAACTCATCAGGTTTTGGCATTTCTGAAAACCTATTAGTCGCGCCATCAAATAAAAAATGATGATACTTATTAGGTGGTCCAAATCTGTTTTTTAAAGTTTTAATAGCTCTAAAAGTATCTCTAAACCTTCTGATATCAATACCATGATATGTTTCAAAACCATATCTGTCTGGAGAATAAACTCCAATTACAATCTTAGCATCACGTTGTATTTCTTTATTGTTTGCAAATCCAGCTAAAGAGGGTTCAGTTTTCTTCTGAATGCTCTCTCCTTTGTTGGTAAACTGCTCCTTCTCGTTAGACTGCTCTTGTTGTATTACATTTACAACAGCCCAATTCCAGTGCTTAGTTAATTGCTTTAACGCATAATTTGTACTCCATTGTGCCATTGTCTGGTGTTGACTTTTCATTACACCAGTATCCTTGTCTTTTTCAGGAGTAAGTAAACTTATATGATCTACAACTACTATGGTGAATGAATTAGGATCATTTGGAACATAATGAGAGTAAACTTTATTTATCTCCTTATATGTGGTTTCTTTGCCAAAATTAGCACTTTCTGGATTCCTATTAATTTTAGTTTTTATAAACTCTTTGTCTTCATAATGATGAGTGCCATTTTTATCAGCATGATCTCTACAATACTTGTAGATACCGGTAGGATTATAGACTGAATCAATTATCTCAACTCTATCTAATAAATCTTCAACATCATCAATATGTTGCTCAATGAGGTTCATAATTGGCTGATCTAAAGATTTCTTTCTATAGCCCTGCAATGTCAATAAATCCATTCTGATATTACATCTTGCAGATATGAAATTACATATCATTGTATCAATAAACTCCTGCTCTGATTCCTCAAGAGCAAAATAGAATATCTTTAAGTTAATGTTGTGTTTCAACGCGTATTCCAAAGGCTCTCTAACATAAAGAGCTTTTGTTACTTGAGTTTTACCAACACCAGAACCCGCAGTAACCATCTGTATCATTCCAGGAACTACTCCGGGAATTGACTCAGCTAATTTTGGGTAATTGTCAAAAGGAATACAGAATATTTGACCTGAATCTTTAGCATCTTTAATCTTTTTTAATCCAACTAGTCTTTTTCTTACTTTCCCAACTGGTTTTAAGCTATCCATTGAAGACACCCTCCTCTCCATTCATCTTGCTAGCAACTTCGCTTAATTCACACACATGTCCATCGTCCCAATCAGGAGTTGGAGGTGTGTCTTTTCCGGTAGTACTGTATCCAGTACCACATTCTTTACATCTAAATGATTTCATATTCTTTTATAATTTATTTCTAGTATCTTCCACGAACACGCTATTGTCAGTTAAATCATCTTCAGAGTTATATGTACTATAAATCCAACCATTGTGAACTCTAAGTACATCTCTACAAATTGAAGCGCACCAAACTGATTCATGCATTTTTAAACCCAAAACTGCCTTAACATCTTCTAGTCTAAGCAAGTTAGCTCTACCAATTTTAAAATGTTTTTCTTTCAGCCTAAATAATTCTTTTTCAGTTAACTTAACTTTTTTTCTGTCTTCTAACATAATTACATATAATCTTCATTAGAATAAAGCTCCTCAGCAACATCGCTATCTAATAGATAGGAATATTTTTCATGATAACCTTCATTAAGCCATCTCGCAGCTTCAACAAAGTATTCCATTTCAGAGGTCTTACCCATGTCTTTTATTTGCAGCTCTAACACTTTGATAGCTCGCTGTTGTTCTTCTACATTATTTTTAAATATAATATTCCACTTTCTCTCTAACCTCTTGCCCAGTATAGTGTCTATACTTGCTGGAGATAAAGCCCTTTTTCTTCCGTATCCAGTCTTAACCATAGTTGGATAAGTTTCTAGCCATTTCAGGAAAAGACTATCTTCTTGAGTAAAGAATATAGATGCTTTTTCTCTTAAAAATATTTGATCATCACTTATTTTGATGAATCCTTTACTTTCCAAAGACACAAGAGAAGACAAGCTAACATCAATTAAACCTGATATCTTGCTTCCATTAGCTGTATTGTAAAGTAATAAGTATTCATTAATTGATAAACCATTCTTAACAATATCATCAATTGGTATTGTTATGTTATCCATTGTGTTTACGGCTATTGTTAAATGCTTTGCTCACGGCTTCTTCCATAGTTGAAGCATAGAATGATTGGAGAAGATCTGGATCATTCTGCTCGGAATGTTCATCTACTCTAATTTTAATGGCAAATCTTGAATCAACCATTGCAAATCTATCTTCATCATTGTTAAAACAGGTTGTAAGCAACACATATCTTTTGTAAGCACCTCCGTAACCTATAAAATCCTTATTTAGTATGGTCATCATTTCGCTTACTGAATAAGATTTTATTATTCTTTTTTTTAACTCCATGTTATGTAGTCTTTATTAAAATTATTTATTGATTTTTTAAAGTATACTACATCTTGAGTTTCTTGAAGTACAAGTAAATGCATTTCTGGAAATTCATGACGTAGACACCTGCCTAGCATTTGAAAGAATGAACCAATACCACTATCTAATTGTGTTATTATGCCTCTTTCAATTTGAGTAAGGTTAATACCTTCTCTTAACATCTTAACTGCAAATAATTCAGAGCATTCTAAATTATTAAAGCAATCAATCAAATTTTGATTAACTCCTTTTTCATTTTTAGAATGAACTGCACTATCTGAACCAAGCTCCTTCACTTGGTTAATAGATCCAGTAAAACAAATAAATCTTAGATTATTCATTCTAAATTCCTTAACCAGATCTTTTACACTCTCTGTTTTAACTTCAGCAATGAATTTCTTCCTGCGTGAAGCTAGGTTTAAGTATTTGTTCCTGCAACCTTCTCTAACTAAATACGGAACTTCCATATCTTCAGATAGAGATCTGTAATATTCCATTTGCTTAGAAATACCATCATAATATTCCTGCTCACTTCCCTGACAAACTATTCCAAATCCTTTTGGATACATCTTTATAGTCTTAAATAGGTCCTTATGAGAACAATATTTTGTAAACTTACCTTTGTGAGGCTTCCTGTATGAAAAGTCCCAGATCTTGCCTTCAATCTCTTTCTTTAGGTATATCTTGTGAACAACAAGAGATGGAATTGGCAACAACTTCATCTCAAATGCTTTATTCAAAGAAATTGTGTAGTAATAAACTTTTTTACAAAGTTCATTCATTAACGCTTTTTTTTCTTTTGGAATGGTAGCAGAAAGAAATATAATACGAGTTCCTCGCTGCAATACTGACCTTAACTGTTTTATTCTTAACGGAGTCAAGGCATGACACTCATCAAGAATAAGGAAATTAGCTTTTTCAGTTTGCTTTTTCATAGACGCGTACAATACAGTTTTCATTGAATTACCAACTACATCCATATTATGTTTACTGATATCTAATTTCCAATTCTTTTTGTGAGTGCTTTCTTTGCAGACTAAATAGCCAGTAGCTTTAGGATTATCTTTTAAGATATTTTCTACAATTTTCAGAGCACCAAGAGTTTTACCAGTTCCTGTGGACCATTCAAGGCAAAGAAATCTATGTATAATACTTAGTGCAACTGCTTTAGATTGTATTTTATTCTTCTGGGCTGTCTGTATTTTTCCCATCTAGATCTCTGAACATGTCATTTATAATATCATCTACATCTTCATCTGAAATATCATCAATATTAGATACATCTATTGCCATCCCTCTGCCTCCATCAGGCAAATCAATAGATTTAAAATTCTTGTTATTTTTAAGTAAATCTAAAGCAATCTCTTCTTCATCGAAAAGTTCATTAGAAGTATTTTTTGAGCTCTTAGCAGTTTCTTGTATTATAGAATTAAATGTTTCATCATTAGCGCATGCATCTGACATCAATGATTTTACAGAGCTTTCAGTTCCCTGAATCATAGTTGATTTATATTCAGTGTCTGTAGACATAAATACTATTGTAAGTTTACTGTTACTTTCAGCTATAAGCCTAAGTTCATCAACAATATCTGATATTTTTCTTGGTTTTTTGTTTTTTCCAAATAATCTATTAATTATATTCATTAGTTATTTTTTTTTAAAAAGGTTAAATCAGCATAAGGTAATACCTCTTCTGAAAGTTGAAATCTGTTTAAGAAGTCTGTTACTTCATTGTGTCTGCTTAGTTCTTCAGTATAAGTTTTAAATAACTCATTTTCTGCTTTTCTTTTTAATCCATCAAGCAGCTTATCAGCAAGTCCTGGAGGCATTTTTGATGCTTCTTTACCAATCTGACTTATACTAGATTTTGATTTTTCAAGAAAATTATTTCTAGCTTTAATAATATCCATAACACGATTATATTCTTTTCTAGCCACACCTAAAACTGCTTCAAATTCACTTAAAGTGATTGCACCTTTAAAATCTTTAAATGCGATTTTATCTTCTTTGTTCTCTGTTTCCATTTTTGTTTTCATTTGATTGTCTGATTAATAATTCTCTATATATTAGTTCTGTTTGTAAGTAAATTAAACACTGCTCTCTTCCATCACCACCTCTTAAAATCATCTTTTCACAATTCTTGATGTGATTGTGATCCATATCTTTAAGACACGTTTGTGTACCGTTTCTAGACTCCCATATTTTATACCTATCATTGTCTATGTGATCAATAATTCTTTTATCATTTAAAGTCCATTTAAACTCTTTTCTTTTTGGAAGCATATTTGTTATTTTTGAGGTTAACTAACATCTGTCTACTTATAGTATCCCAATATCTAAGATCCATGCCTTCAATTAAATATTCAATGCATTTCTTTAAGTTTTCAGGTCTACCTTTTTTCTTTTTTACCTTAACAGGTAATTTGTCAGTAAGATCCCACTCAATAACTGTTTTTCCAGTCACTGAGCAGATTCTATTCTGTCTTTCGTATATAACACCCAAATCTCTAAGTTCACCGAACCTAGCTCTCCCTTGCGATATTACACCTGTTCTTGATTGAATTGATATCAATGCTTCAGAGCTTGTGCAAGGTGCTGTTAATAAAATAGCTTCCAATACTTCAAGTCTCTTCTTTGATACCAATCCTTTAATCTTAATCTGCTCAAAGCAGAGTCTTGACGTATCTCTTACCATTTAGTCTTTATTGAACTTTTACAAATATATATGCCTTTCCATTGTCATCATTATGATGAAGATGTCCAACACATGGTACTGAATGTTCACACTCAATTAAAGCTATATCACCATTAGAATAACTTGGTCCGCCAACACTTAGTGTGCTAGAACAGTCTTGACCTGGATTGAATATGCCTTCATTGTGAATATCTAATGTTGGATTATTTTGAACAGCTCCAGCAACACATACAATAGTATGATTTTTTACTTTCAATGTTCCTCCACCATTTAAATTTCCAGTTATGTTTAATTGTAAATGATGAACATCCAACTTGAATCCATTTAAATTAGTATCTCCGGTTGTTTGGTAATACGCATTTACTCCGTGAGGACCATGTTCATCAATCTTAATATTTTCCGTCATTCCTGACAGGTCAATAATAAATGGATCTGATTCAACTCCAGTTCCAGAAAGGACAGTAACATCTGCTTGAGTTGTTCTTGATAATGAAATAAATTGAACTTGAGCTTCTTGTTGACAGTCATCTTTTTGACATGATGTGAATGTTGTTGAAATTGCTAATACTAATAATAATAATATTTTTTTCATAATGTTTAATTTGATTTAGTTTGCCACTTTATTTTGGACTTTATTGTTTATTTTCTATATTTTAATTTAAATTAAATTCTACTCCGATAAATCCAGAGAATCTTATTACATTGTTTCCACCGTAAGCCCATTTTAATTCTTTTCTTTCAGTTAATTGAGCTAGTAAACATAGTTTTATATCATCTGATAATTTGTATTTTAAAAATGCACCTCCACTAAAACTTGAGAAACTTTTTCCCCATCTGTCAATCATTCCATATCCAATTGATGCTCCAGCTTCAAAATCTTTTACTATAAGTTTGTTTAATACATATCCAACGTTTGCTGAATATCTATAGTAAGATCCTTCTATTCCAGCATATTCATATTCTCCAAACGCAATCATATATCCCCACTCTTGTTGATGACCTTGCAGCTCGACTCTTATTAAAAGATCTAATGTTCCTGCATCATATCCTCTATCCTTATCTCCAGCCACTAAAAATTTAGCGTCTTGGTAAATTGACATAGATACATGTCGTTGTGCAAATGATAATGTTGATAATAATAATGTAATTGCTAATATTGATTTTTTCATAATAAATGTTTTTATAATGTTTTAGTTTTAATTGATTAAAAAAAGCAAAGCGGTACCCGGTTTTGTACTCCAGACATCCAGATTCACACAGTCGGTATTATTACTGTTTACTTCAACCACTTTGCATTAATTGAGATTCACATCTCTACTGCTTATCGCCTAATGTTGATTAGGTGGATAAGTAAGAACTTTCACAACTCCTTTCAGTAGTACAGATGCTCATAAGCTTGGACATTGTTGGGAATTGTGATTAGACTAATAAGTATTATTATCTGATGTATTATCTTATCCGACGGTTATCTCATCTATATCCTCTCTTTATATTTTTGATATCCATTAAACTATCCACAACACCAGATAAATTTAATTGCTTGACTTCAATTTGTTGGTCAAATACCTCTCCAATATCTTCTTTAAGTAATTCAATAATTTCTTTTTTTGTTTGGTTGTTTAGTTCTCTACCATCCAACAAATCACTAAATCCCCAAGTACTATCTTTTAATTCTATTTCTATTTTTATATCCATAATTTTGTTTTTAAATTTGCAACTAATCTTATCTGCGATACGTTAGCTTCAATGTTTTTCAAACTGTGACCACCAACTAGAATCAAAGTTATGCCAATAGTCTTTTTTATGACCTTGTTCTCCTTTATTCCATAATATGAACTGTACATTACCTGCTAGTTTATGTTTTCGTGCTTGTTTA